CTGCAGCAGGAGTCTCAGTCAGAAGGTCCTGTTGGAATTGGATCTGGGGCACGTCATCAGCACAGTCCTCATAGATGGTCTGCACACCATTGTAGTGACGCCACAACTCACTCAGATGACTGCGGTTGAATTTGGGATCGTCGATTGCACTGTGCAATGCTTTCTTCAGTGCCTCGGTTGCTGCTTTCAATTCTGCTTTCATAGTTCCAATGGCGGATGACTCCGCTAACGATAAAACAATTAGTGATAAGATAAGATATAAAAATACAGGTGCGGACACCTGCGATGTAGTTATCATAGGGTCCTGTCTTATCATCAGAGAATGACCCTAAAGAATACTTCCAAATGTAGCCTATCTTCTTCATCGTTGGAATACAATGTTGAATGATAAACTTAATCGATCATGATGTGATGTATTCGTTTTGATTCCATGGGTTAGATAACCTGGAAACAATACTATACTACCTTGGATAGGTTGTATGTCATGATAATTTTTTGACTGAGACCAGATGCTAGTCGTCGCTGCTAGTGCAGGATTCATGAAGTAAAGGTTACCCTCCTCTCCATTAGTCTTGAAGTAGTAAACACCAGACAGGTCAGAGTGACCATGCTGGTGTGCTACAGCGTATTGACCTGGCTCTAGTCTAGTCATCCACGAGGCAGTGATACGAAAGTCATCACGTCCCGTGTATCTGACTACATGCTCTGCAATTTCTCTGCCAAGACTATCAGGTACAATGGTCTTAGTAAATGATTTGTCAGAGATGTAATGAGTATCCCATAGGTTTTCCCATTCGATACCCGATTCAATCTCGGTAAGGTCACTCTGAATTACATCATAGTCTGATACCTTATCGAGATAAATTCTAGTTGGAAACAGATCCAGAAACATTTTCTTTCACATAACAAGGGACACCTGCTGGATCCAACCACTTAGTATATTCAAAGTCCTCCATAGCATAATCAAGTTGAATTGAATTGTCTAGGAGATACATGTCCTTGTAGCGGTTAGTCCATTCATCTAGTTTTTGGATACGATAATCGGGTTTACCATTCAAGGCAATGGTGCCGACCTGCACATAGCGATAGGGATATCGCTCCAGCAAAACCGTGGGTTTTTTCATTGGCGTCTGAGTGTCTTCAAATATGATAGCACATCTTCTCTAATCCACAAGAGTTCGTGGTAGCATTTCTGGTCATGAGCACAAGCGCGGAGGTTAGGATCAGGTTCCAGCACACTCTCAATGAATATGTCTAGTCCCCTATTCCATTTTTCCTTTTGGGTTTCCATAGGCACCTCGTAAACTTCACCTTTATTTAACCATCAATGAAAAGAAAACCATCCAGTTATAATCATTTTTTCAGATTTGTGTGACACTCGTCCACGATGAAAGTGAGTCCAGTCTGCTGGCCAGATCACAGTGTATCCTTTCTGCGCTGGGACATACTTCTGTTGATGATACCACTCAGTGCCACCATCAGGGACATCATTTAAGTATGTCATGAATACTAAGTGACGATACACAGATCCTGGCAGAGCATTAGACCTTTCGGTATGCCACTGTTTGAATCCACCGCCCTTAGGATACCACTGCATAGACAGTGGCTCTGTTACTTGAAAACGAGAGGTCTCCGCCATTGGAAACCTCTCAAGGTATTTGTTGAGCACCCCTTGGAGTGACTGCATATAGGATTGAATAGGATCGATCGCCAACTGAAATGGGACATGAAGGTCTTTTGAATCCTTGAATTCTTTATCAACCTTCACATCACCTTCACGATAGACAAGTCCCTCGTGATAGTTAAGGATGTCCTGAGTATGATAGAAATCACACAGGGAGTCTACAACGGATTCATCAATAAAGTCTCCCCAGATAAAATCTGTATTGGGAGAGCAAAGACTGCCCTTATAGATTGTAATTTCATCATTCATATCCCGACCAGGGTAAAGTTTATGTCATTTCCAAGACGCCATCGGCAATCATGTTATCAATGAGAATCGTATAGTCCTCTTCAACATCTAGTCCCCAGAAGTGGACGTGACGTGCGCTCTTGTCACTGTAAAAGCGACAGAGTGCTTGAAAGAGGGGTGGATTTTCTCTGTCAAGGGCGATGTTACCATTGACAGTATCCTTCAGAATTTGCAGACTATCTGCAAAGCGATCTCTAACAGTCATGATTGACTCCTATTTTGTTTTACCAACTTGCCCGAAGGCAACGATCCAGAAAGGATTCGAACCTTTGACCGACTGCTTAGAAGGCAGTTGCTCTAATCCGCTGAGCTACTGGACCAATGGGTTAGTAGTTTAGGAAATGCACTTCTGTGTAGCGTGTCTTATTTACAAATGTATCACCAACCAATCTCATTGAATGATAAGTGCTACCAGAAAAGAAAACACCACAGTTAAAGCGGTCTAGGATACAGTGGGATTCAACTGCGTCATCACACCAAGGGTCTGAGTGCTCACCTCCTCCAGTGTAGTTGAAGGACTTGTAAAAAGATGTACCAGGACCATAGTTGTTACTCCTGTTTAGATAAACGATACAGTTGACTGAGTTAGGATCTGTGTGTGGAAACCAGTGTCCTTTAGGTGAAGAGTTTAACATAGTCATGTTGAAACTGCAACCACCAGTGAAGTGGACACCAATCATTCCTAGTTTGATTGAGACTTGTTTGTGAATAGAAAACCACTGAGGATCATATGCTTCTGTGATAGTATGTCTGCCGTCGTAGAAGTCTACGCCGTTGCCCTTGATAGGGTCTTGTGGTTTGTGTGAGAGGATAGGGCAACAGTCAAGATACTCAACCACCCTATCAGGATTCTTGTATAGGTTATCAATATAAACAACCTTCTGCCCGTTAATTATTTCTACATTATACTCAAGGTTTTCATTAAGTTTGAAGTCGTCACCAGTAAAGAATTTCATACTCTCACAATAGGGTCTCCATCCCACATAGTCTTCTTAACTTTATCAACTTTGCCTCTTAGATTAAACGAGACGATGGTGCGTGGTTTATCAGACTCATTGGGTAGTGCCTCGTGTGCTACAGTTGCTGGAAAGATTACCATGTCTCCCTCCTTAACAGGTGGGATAAAGGTTTGCAACCTACCACTCCAAGGATTATTGAAGGGTGATATAAACTGTGTAGCACGATGATGTTTCGGATCAAAGTCCACATATATTACTGCTGACCATCCGCTATGTCCATGATTATGGAGACCATGTTTCTGACCTTTGTATGATGTTTGACACCACATGTCAGTAAACTCAATGCGTCTATGCTCAGTAAAGTCAGCAAGATATGGTTCGATGATTGCAATCACTGTGTCAGCATAAGCAGGCAGTAACTCCTCATCCATATGGAAGAAGTCAGTATACTGCTCACCATTGCTTTCCAGATGCTCCTCCCTGAATTCAGGCAGAGCATTCATGATCCTTTCTTTATTTGTCACCCAATCTTGAATCTCATAATGTACAATGGGGATAGAAAATAAAGAATGTACAGTCATGTGCTCGTTTGAAACTCAGAGTACTGGCGAATCTTCAGGGCGATTGCCTCAGCATCACCCCTTCCAGACTCCAGTGCTTCATGGAGTTGATCCACTAGGAATTCAATCGTATCGTTGATCTCATCAATCTCCTCAAGAAATTGATTGTCCATGGTGGGTCGTCTCCGTTGGTGCTTACTGATTATATATGCAGGTGACATCACTTGTCAACCCCAAAGTGTTTGATAAACCACTCAGCGTCCACCACGACCAGTGCTGGTTTGCGATTCTTCTTCATAAAAAGAATCGGTTGATGGTCTCCTGCGTTGGCACATGCTTGCTCGTATGCATCATAAACATTGAGTTTCTCCACATTCTTACACTCAATGCTGAAGGGAAACTTCTTTCTAGCATCTCGTGCCATGATAAGATCTTCCCCGCCAGCACCCATGCTACGAGATTCAATGTCTTCAGGGTGTACATCTCTATGCTCAATGAGCATATCTCTCACCCACTTCTGGAAGTTTCTACCCTTCGCTTTCGCACTCTGTGGTTTCATCTGTTT